TGCAACCACAAAACGAGAAAGTAGAAATTACTGGAAACGTGCAAGATGTTCAAGGGCAACCTGATATGTCTAAGTGTCCAGCTTGTGGATTTAAGACTTTGCATCAATCAACAAGTGCTGATGATGTTGGAAGAGAGAATGCTTATCATTGTTTGACTTGTGGAAGTTCTTTTAATGAACAGGAAGTTAAAGATAATCAAGCACTTGCTGGAATGAATGCTATGATGACACAAAATAATCAGACAGACCCAGTTGGAATACCTAATTATTCTATGTCTAAGGAATTAAAAAAAAACGAAAAAATTGATATAATGAAAGTAAGTGAATGGACAAATTTGGCTAAGAAAGAATATGATAAACATTCTGGGAACTATGCTCTGAGTGAAGAATATATGAATTTATTAAGGGAAATGTTGAAGGACTTGACGGAAGAACAAGTAAGCAAGATTATTGGGATTATAAATAATGGAGTAGAGAAAGATGAAGCGATTTCTAATATTGCGAAGAAGATTGCTAAAATTGTGAAAGATAAAGAAAGAGCTTTGACTATTGCAAGAACTGAAGTTAGTCGAGTGAGTAATGAAGGTTACAGAAATCAATTAGTAGAAGATGAAGTTAAGAAAGTTAAATGGAAAACAAGTAAGGATAATAGAAAATGCGAGAAGTGTGAGAAACTTGATGGAAAGATTTTCAGCGTTGATGAGTTTCCAAATCCAGCAGATGTCCACGTAAATTGTCGTTGTAGGGTAATAGAGTGGTATGGATAAATTTAAATAACAAAGATACATAAATAAAATATGATAACTCCAAACAAATTTAAAGCATTACAAAAGAAATTGGATATGCAGAAGCTACATTCTACTGCAAGTGGTAGATTGAAAATTGATACAAATTATCAAGCTCCTGAAATTAGACAGACAGATATGAGACCAGCAATTCCTTATAATGAAGTTGAACAGAAAGAAGTTTTGAGTTCTATTAAAGTTCCAACTTTACCAGTAGACTCAACGAAGAACGAAGCAGATTTTCAAGATACGAGAGCAAATTTATTGAAACCTATTGAATTGTTACAGATTGACTTATTAAAACAAATATTAGCGGAGTTAAAAAAGCTAAATGCTAAATGACAATACCAACAGACATTAAAGATTTAGAACAGAGAAAGTTTGCTGACATAAATAGTTTGCCTACTGTAAGAGTGACCGATGCAATAGCTAATTCTTTAGTTCCAAGTGATTATGATTATATTGCACTTAGTTATACTGGTGACAATTTAACTGGCGTGGTGTATAAGAAAGGGGGAGCATCAGGAACGGTAGTATCCACTTTAACTCTCGGATATAGTGGCTCTAACCTTACTTCTGTGACTAAATCATAATGAGTTGGACATTTAATCCTTTTGCAGGAAAACTTGATTATTTTACTAAGTTAACAAGTCCGTTACAATTTAAAGGGAATATTGCTGTGAATACAGATTTTCCTTTGATTGCGAATGTTCAGACTGGTTGGTTTTATACAGTAAGTGCAAGTGTGACAGATAACGCAGGAGCAACTTATACGAATACTGGACAATCTTTTATAAGTGGAGACGAGATAGCTTGGGATGGGAGTTTATGGGTTTTGTTAGGTAATAATTCTCAGGATTTACATTTAGACCAAACAACACCACAGACTTTTACTGGAGGAACTGTGACAGGAAGTGGATTATTGAAAGTTACAAGTGGACAATTAGGATTAGATACAAATAGTTATTTGACAACAGAGACAGACCCCCTTTCAATACATCAATCAATTTTGACGACAGCAGGAGATATAATTTATCGTGGAGCAACAGAAGCAGAAAGATTAGGCATAGGAACAGGGACTCAGGTTTTGCACGGAGGAGTAGGAGTTCCAAGTTATTCAGCAGTCGTAGAAGCAGATATAAGTTTATCGAATAATACAACAAATAATGCAACGGTAAGTAGGCACGGATTTTTACCTACACTTAGTGGCTTGAGCAATACATTTTTAAGAGGAGATGGAATTTTCGCTGCACCAACTGCTTCTACAGTGCCAAATGCTTATGTTATTGAGAATTTTACAGGAACTTCACATAATGTTGTTCATAATTTTGGAACTTATCCAGTGGTTCAAGTCCAAGACTCAACTGGTGCTATTTTAATTCCTATCTCGATAGTTCATAATTCTGTTGATGATTTTACAGTAACTTTAAGCGTTTCAGCAGAATATAATATTATTGCTACAGTAGGAGCACCACAACTTAATTCGTTTAAGAGCGTTTCTGATGATTATACTATGGAGGCAGGAGATTACATTATAAAAGAAACGGTAAGTGGAAAAACAATTACTCTTTTAACAGCAGTAGGAAGGGCAGGAAAAATAGTAGTGATTAAAAATACTTCAACAGGAATTATTAGTGTCGTTGGATACGGAACAGAAACCATAGAAGGAGTTACAAATGTTACAATTCCAAGCACTAATGCTTATACACTGTTTTCAGATGGAGCAAACTGGTGGGCAATATGAGATACAAAAATTTAAATATCGGAGAATATAATAAGTAATATGTCGTATATAACTAATTTCAACCAAAATGTAGTAGCAGATACAAATAATAGTTATAGTTCTAATATCGTTGTCGGAGTTCCTTTTGTTGGAAGTGCAACATCTAGTTTGGGAGTGGCAGGTATTCAGGTATCTTTAAAAACAGACCAAAATTGTTTAGTATATGTAGAACAAGCACCAGATACAAGTTTGCATAATGGTAAAGGGACAGTATCAGCAAATAATTCAACAACACTTACAGGCTCTGGAACAGAATTTACAAGAGAACTGCATATTGGAGATACAATAGTTTTTGATAGTGGAGGAACACCACAGACAAAGACGGTAACAGAAATAGCATCTGATACTTCTCTAACTGTAGATACAGCTTTTACTGGTGGTTCATTGAGTGGAAAGACTTATCAACATTATGCTTGGGATATTTCTGACGAATATGAGTATCTGGCTTCTCAGAATAATTTTGGAGTAACAGTCCAAGCAGTAAATTCTTATGTTAGAGTTAGAGTAATAAATACAGGAAGTGCGACAACAAGTTATTTTAGATTACAAACTGCATTGTGTCCTATTGTTGAAGCAATGCCGAGAGCTTTAGACGAGCACGGACATCTTAAAGTTAAAATTGAGCATATATCCGATGAATATGGTTTCGAGGTAGAGAATACGCCAATTGGAGAAATGAGAGTTGCAGAACCAACAAGATTAGCTGGAACTAATTTTGATTTAAATGGTAACTCAGGAGCAGTAGATAGTAATTTTTGGACACCAGTAGTATCAAATAATGGAACAATAGTTCAATCAGCTGGAGAAGTAATTTTAAGCACAAATACAACATCGCCAAACGGAACTGCTATTCTTCATTCAGTAAGAAGGTCAAGATATGTTTCAGGAAGTTCTATGTGTTATAGGGCGGTTGTTGCTTTGAGTGCAGGAGCTACAAATAATAAAAGAAGGTGGGGAGTAGGTTGGGGTTCAAGTATGCCTACAATAACAGATGGTGCTTGGTTTCAATTAGATGGGACAGAATTTTCAGTAAATACTCAATTAGCAAATGGTGCGGTTAATAAAGTAACAATTTTTAATGGAGAGTTGGGTGCGACTTATACTCCTACAACGGATATAGCGACTTATGAAATATACTGGACTAATTCATCAGTATGGTTCGTAATAGGTGGAATAGTTTTGCATAAGGTTAGTGCTTCTTCTGATAAATGGTCATCAACTATGAGTCCTTATATTTATTTTGATAATGTTAATTCAAACAATATTCAAACTGACCACACTTTAAAATGTAGAGTAGCAAGTATAAGAAGATTAGGCAGTTTATTGACACAACCTTCGAGTTATTATCAAGCTTTAGGACAGGCAGGTGCTACTTTAAAATTCGGTGCTGGTAATGTTCATAGTGTAGTTATATCGAGAGCGGTAAATAACGCTGTTATTACTTTATCTGATAGCACGACTACAACAACCCCTGTGAGATGGGCTATGACCGCTGGAGCTGCTATAAATGCACCAATATCAATAGATTTGAAAGGTATGCCTTTTTTTGATGGTTTAAGATTAACTACTTCTGGAGCTAATTCAGAGGTTACAGTAATTTACGAATAAAATGGAAATTGACACACCGAAAATTAAAAACCTAACTACAGATGGGTTTGTAAAAACTTATAACTCAGATGGAAGTCTGCAGATAGATAGTTCGACTTATCTGACAAGCGTTGCATTTTCTGATTTAACAGATTACCCTGCCGATAGTGCTGGTGCATTAACAAACGATGGAAGTGGAAATTTAAGTTGGTCTCCTGCTGGAGGATTGCCTTCTGACCCTGATATTGATGCTATTCTTGGTTGGGACGATACAGACGGAAATGCAGTATGGTTTGCTATAGGGAGCGGTTTATCTTATGACCATTCAAGTCATACTTTATCTTCTACTGGTGGAGCTAGTGCATTTACAAGTTTAACTGATTGCCCAGCAAGTTATACAGGTTACGCTTCGCAGATGGTTTTTGTTAAGTCAGATGAAACTGGATTAGAATTTGTAAGTCCATCAAGTTATGGTCTTTCAAGTTTTAATAATGACTCAGGATTTATAACAGGAGTAGCTTGGAATGAAATTGGAGGAACACAATCAGATATAAGTGTTAGCGGATTTAACAATGACGCAGGATATATCACTCAGGGCTCTTGGGATAGTATGGGTGGAACTCAATCAAACGTAAATGTAAGTGGTTTCAATAACGATGCTGGTTTTATCACGCAAGGAAGTTGGGATAGTATGGGCGGAACTCAATCAAATGTCAACATAAGTGGTTTCTATAATGACTCTGGTTATGTAGATGCAGGTTATGTAACAAATTTGTATGTTTCTACTTTTTATAATGATGCAGGTTATGTTGATAGCAGTTATGTAACAGGCTTATATGTATCTACTTTCTACAATGATTCAGGATATATCACTCAAGGCAGTTGGGATAGTATGGGTGGAACTCAGAGTAATGTAAATATTTCTGGATTTAACAATGACGCAGGTTATTTAACAACAGATAGTTTTGTTAGTTGGAGAAGCGGAACTGATTATACGCCTACTGGCGTTTGTAAATTTACAGATGGAGCAAACGCTTATGTAAATTATTACAATCTTTACAATAGTGGTGGAAGTATGGTTCTTATGACTGACGGAAGTAATACGGTAGAATTGTTAAAATCAACAGAGGCATTTTATAACGCAGGAACTAATGATGTTTTTGCTACAATGAATGGAACTTATGTTGTCTATGCGGAGGCAGTAGATTTAAGTCCAGCATTTTTCTCTAATACAAAAGCTTCAACAAATAGTTCACTTGCAGGATTGATTATTGAAAGAAACTCAAGTTCTACACCAGCAGGTGGAATTGGTGTTAAATTACAGATGAATGTTCAAAACGCTGATGGAGTTTCAAGTGAAAGAGCTCACATAAGCACAGAATTAACTGATGTAACAGACGGAGCAGAAGATGCTGATATAGTGATTAAACAAGACATAAATGGGAGTCTGACTGAAACTTTAAGAATAGATGCGAGTGCTGGTGGAAATGTAGTGCCAGTGAAAGATATTGATTTCTCTGCTTCAGTAGATAATAGCATAATTTTGAAAGATACGGTCACAAGCACACTTTACAGAATTAAAGTTGTAAGCGGTGTAGTAACTGCTGTGGCGGTATAAGATGACAGATTACACGATTACGAATAGCACTCAGTTTAGTGCAATCAACAATGATAAAAATGGAAATTATGTTTTAGCAAACGATATTGATTATGGTGGCGGAACTATTCCAGTAATTTGCACTTGGACTAATAAATTTAATGGAACACTTGATGGAAAAGGATTTAAGGTTTATAATTTTTCTAATATTTCTGTTGGGAACGCTGCTGGTTCTTATTCTTGTGGAGTTATACAGGTAACAGATGGTTCAGCAGTAATTAAAAATTTATCAGTTCAAGGAACAGCGGATGCTGGAAGCACATCATCGAGATATTTAAGAGGAGGAATGTTGGTAGGAAATAATGATGGGACTATACAAGATTGTTATTCTACTGGGACATTCACTGCAAATGGGAAACACGATTATGCTGGAGGATTAGTAGGTTATAATCAAGGAACAGGAACAATAAAAAGATGTTATTCTACTTGCACAGTAGTAGGTTATAATAGTTCAGACCAACAAGGTTCTGCTGGAGGATTGTGCGGTAATTTTTATAGTGGGACAATATCAAATTGTTTTGCGACAGGAGCAGTTACAGCATATACTAATAAAGGATTTGGATTAACAAATAATAGTCCGTCTACTTCTTATTATTCTGGTTCTCCACAATATGGTGGCGGAACTTATGTAGCAACAGCATCAGATTTATATGATGTAACTCATAATGTTTACGATACTGGAACTTATCCTTGGTTTGGTTCAAGAAGCACATATTGGAGTAAAGTTAATGATACTACAGGTTATCCAACTTTCAAAGCAAGTCTGACAGGAAAAACAATCTCAGGTTCGGTTACTTCTTTGGGAGATAGTAAAGCAATGAAGTTGATAGTTACTCCACAATTAGGAGGTTCGCAAGTAGTTTATTCTTGTAATTCTTCGAGTGATACTTTTAGTTTTACTTCAGTAGCTTATAGAGAAGGAGATATGTTTTTAATTTTTGTTGATACTGCAACATCAAGTGAAGATAGTAATTTAGTAGGATATTTTGATACAACTGGAAATATTACTGGGATAACTATGGTTAAAGGAGAATTGTCTATTGGTTATTCAGACGCAAAATGCGGAGATGGATTTACTCAAACAGATGTAGCAAGTTCTTGGTATAATGATGGAGATGTTAGTTTTACAGTGTCAAGTGGAGCAATAACAACAAGAAACGATGTTAATGTTATTCTTCCAGAAAATAGAGAATATACTCAAAATTCTGCTTTTACGGTCAGTAATGGAGATTTAAATATAGATGGAACTTGGACTTGCTCAGCTACCTTGACGGCAGTTGATTATGTTATTGATGGAACTTTGACAGCGACAGCAGTAGTTAATGCAGATAATTTGACAATAAATGGAGAGTATACAAATACGGCTCAAACAAATACAGATTTCTTGACAAATAATGGAACTACGAATATTGGAAGAATAATTATGAGCGATGATTGCACGAATACAGACACTATGACAATAAAAGGCGGACAAATAGGCACAATCGATAATTCAGGAACTTTTACTAAGGCAAGTTTAGGCGGAGGTGATGGGACATTAGAAGTTGCAGATTTAACAAATTCAGGAACATTTAATATGAATAACACGATGGATTTGCAGTCTTCTTTTGATAATACTGGTGGGACATTTAATGCAAATTCATCTACAGTAAATCTGACTACTGGGACTTGTGACTTTTTAGGAGATGTTACTTTTAATAATTTAACAAGGTCAGGAGCTGGGACTCTGACTTTTGAAAATGGAAAGACTTACACAATAGGTGGGACTTTAAGTTTATCTGGAACGAATGAAGATTTATTAGTTATTCAGAGCGATAGTGCAGGGGATAGATTTACTTTTGATGTTGCATCTGAGACGATTGTTACTTATGTAAGCGTAAAAGATAGTGAATGCGACACAAGTTCAATACTGGTAAGAAATGGAGTAAATTTAGGAAATACAGATTTTAAAGAAAGTGCTCCGCATTGGAATTTTCAGAAAACATTAAAAGGAGCAACAACTATAATTAGACCAATTCCTAATTAAATAAAGGGAGGTAAAAAATGGCAGACTTAACACAAAAAGAAATACTACAAAAACAGAAGGCGGTTTTAGAAGCACAATTAGTTGTAGTTTCAAACCAAGCAATGATACAATCAGATGCAATAAACAAAAGATTAGCTATTGTAAACGCAGAATTAGCAAAACTTAACTAATATTCACCAGATGCAGAGCCACTTGAAATTACAGAAGGCAGTAATTGAGAGTTTAAAGAAAGTAAACGAGCCGATGACTGCCACGCAGACATACTTTTGTATTCGGAGATATGAACCTCAGGCTCTGAGAAATTATACGATTAAATCGATTATTAGACTTATGCCTACTTTTAAGGAACTGAAAAAAGAGGAAGACACAGAAACAAAACAAATTCTTTATAGATTAACTTGTAGGAATATTTAAATATCAGGAAAATATTATATTCTTATGGAACAGAGACAATTCAATTTTTATATACCTCTTACTAAGAGTAAAGAGTCAGGACTAACTATACAAGGAGTAGCATCTACAATTTCTTTAGACAAAGATGAAGAGAAGATGAGTTTTAAGGCATTACAGATGATGAACGAGCAAATAAATTCTATGGCGATACCAATATTCGGAAATCACGAACATAACTGGGAGAACACTTTAGGCGTTACTAAGAGTTCTTTTTTAAACGGAAATGAGTTGAATATTTCTGTTAATTTAGATGACCCTCAATTAAATCCAAAAATTCCGCAGTTACTCAAAAAATTAGAGTTAGGCATACCTTTGGGTTTTAGTGTTGGTGGGACTGTAACAGATTTCAAATGGGAAATGGACAAGGAAATTGGAAAGAGAGTTAAAGTTATTGATGGAGTTAAATTATATGAAGTTTCTGTTGTAGGAATACCAAGTAATTCTGATAGTTTTATCTCAATTCCTAACGCAATCAGTAAGTCACTGCATAGTAAAGGTTTAAATATCAAAAGGACTTCTCATATTTGTCCTTTATGTTTTACACAAAAGGGAGCAAACACACAATGTCAGATATGTTTTTATTAAAGGCAAAAGCAAGTGGAAGAATAGATAGCGTAGTTTTGTATTCTGGAAAAGAAGGAGTAGTTATTGAAAGATTAAGTAATATGTTGAAGATTAGATTTGAAGACGGAGAATATGCTTGGGCTAGTATTGATGAAGTTCAAGAAGTTTTACAGGATAGTAGATTAAAAAGTATGGGCTGTCCAAGTTGTAAGTCTTTTGAATGTAAAGAAGTTATGGAAGAAAAAGCTTATGGCGGAGACACTATATTTCAATGTATGAAATGTTCTGATAGATTTACAATTCAAGTTAAAGAAATTAAATTAAAAACAGCTAGAGTCTACTGCAAGAATTGCGGTAAGAAGAACGCAAAAGAGATGAGTAAGGGATTATTCAAATGTGATAGTTGTGATAGCACTTTTAATTAAATTTAAAACGGAGGTAAAAAAATGACAATAAAAGCAAAAAAGGAGTCCATAGAAGAAACTGAAAAAGCACCATTCGCTGGAGAAGAAACACCTGAAGAAGAAGCTGAAGAAGCTGAAGCTAAAAAGGTTGTTGTGAAAGCTGATGATGAAGAGGAAGAAGACCTTAAAAAAGAAGAAGATGAAGAAGAAGACGAGGATGCGACTGAAAAGGGAGAATTAGGTGGAGTAAATCCTGAAGAAGATGCAAATGCTTCTGCACAGGCTGGAAACACAGTAAGTCCAAATCAAGGAGTTCCAAGCACTCAAGATGTTTTTGTTCCGCAATCAAGAGTTGCAGGAAAAAGAAATGCAAGTGCAGGTAGTCTAGCTGGAGGTCAAAGTCCATCAGAAGTTTCTTACACTGGCAAATCAGGTAAAGCTGATTTATTAAAAAGCCCCTTGTATGTAGGAATGTCTAAACAGATTGGAGATTTCCAAAAAGCTATGACTGAAAAGTTAGAAGCTGTTGAAAAATCTTTTAGTGATAGAATTGCAAATCTTGATAAAGCTTTCAAGGCGTTAGAAAATATGCCAGTAAGAAAAGCTTTAACTGAAACGCAAGAAGTCAAAGCTGATAAGGCATTTAGATATACAAACTAAAGCTTTAAATTATTTATTTTTTTATTTTTTATATTCAAATTAAACACAAACAGGAGGTTAAAAAAAATGGAAAAAACTTTTGATTTTAGTAAAGGTTTGGTAACAAACATCACAAAAGAGAAAGGAGAGAAGTTGGTTATTTCTGCTGGAGTAGGAAGATACGACATCAGAGGAGATATTGCTGAAGAAATGGGCTTTGCGAAAGCTGTCTATGAAGGGCAATGTGGAAATCAATCTAACGGATTTAGTTTGAGAAAAGCTTTATCAACAACTTTGGCAACATACAGTGCTGGAACTTTACCAGTTCTAATACCTGTTTATGTAGACCCAGAGATTATTGATGAAACAAGAAAAGCTACACCTTTAGTTGAGTTAATTCCTAGAGTCACTAACTACGGTAAGACTGCTGATTTTAATGTAATCACATCTATCGGCGGAGCACAACCACTTGGCGAAGACGCTGCGTTAACAGAACAGAATGATACTTACACAAGAAGAAGTGTTGGAATAAAATACTTATACAGTGTTGGTAGAGTTACTGGTCCTATGTTCGCTGCATCTAAACAGTATCTTGCATCTGGAGGATACGTAGACGCTTTATCCCTTGAAGTTAAGAATAAAACACTTGCTTTAAAGAGACTTGAAGAGGCTATGATATTACTTGGAGACACAGCTGCTGATTGGACTGACCCAAGCACATCTACATCTTATGCTTCTGCTTACTCTTATAATGGTTTATATCAACTTATTTCTAACGCTAATTCTAACGGATTAGGTGGAAGTTCAAGTTATGTAACTGATTTGGCTGGAGCTGCTATAAGCATATCCGCAATCAGAACTGCTATAAGAACAGCAAGAACAGCTGGTGGAGAACCTAATCTTATTGTTACAGACTATGCAACATACGATGCAATCAAAGCTTTAATCCAAGACCAACTTAGATATGTTTCAACAACTACGATTGCTTGGGGCATAACAACAATGAGTTTTGAAGGAATACCAATTATTGCTTCAAGGTTCTTGTCTACTACAGCTGGAAATGGCTCTAAAGTGCCACAAGATGGCAAATCACTTTTCGTTCTTGATACAAATGTTATCGAAATGAGAGTGTTACAAGATGTATCTTATGAAGAATTAGCTAAGACAAACGATAGTATCAAGTTTATGCTGAAAGTTTACGAAGCACTTGTTTGCAAGGCTCCGAAATTCAATCACGTAATCTATGATATATTGTAAGGATTGGTAGTTAGAGCAAAACAGGGCTGGTATTCAAAACACCTCATTGACCCTCAGCGTAGGCGAGAGCGGAAGAATACAAAGTAAGGTAATTCCCTGTATTATATTCAAATTAAATAACAATGGAGGATTAAACAATGGGAGCAATAACAACAACTTGCACATATAGAGAAGCTGCACCAAATCTTGGTGTAAAGTCAATCATAGTTACAACTCCAAACACAGCAGACACTGGCGATACAATCGTTATAACACTTGCTGATTATGGAATAGGAACTTTATTGGCTGTTGAAGGTTTTGTTCATACAACAGAGAACTCTGTTATAGTTGCAGAAGCACCTACAACAAGCGTTACATCTGGAGTTTTGACAATAACAATCGGCGGTTCAACTGTATCTGACAAGAAAAGAGTCTTTAGAGTAACAGGAATTTAAGATGCACGTCATCATTGTAGCGGAGGGCTATCCTGAGTTCTTTAAGAACTTTGAGAAAACCTTTAACTGCAAATTCTATAAAGAAGGGAATTGTAAAGTAAGAGTCAGAGAAGTAAAACTTTATACCGTAGGTTTTAATGAATGCGGTAAGGAAGAAGTCTTAGCTGATTTGAAAGGTTTATTTAGAGTTCCTTCTGAAACTCCAAAAAATATGGAGGGTTCAGGTTTTAGTATGTGGCAGAAGATTATGAAATACTCTAAATGGCTTAGAAGATTGTTTCCACAAATCAAACCATTGGATGAAGATTTAGCCAAGATAAAGGATAGTGGCTTTATTATGAATGAGAGAAAGTTAGGAAATCATTTTCAAGGGAGTATGTATCCTGTTGGCTGGGTTAAAGATGGGCGTTATGATGATGGGAGTGAAATAGTATGATAGAGACCTTTTTATCAGTTCAAGATACGATTTTTATTTTTTGTTTTTTAGGAATATTTATTAAGTTGTTTCAACTTTATAATGAAGGTAAATTAAATGGGAGGAAAAAATGACAGCAGTTCAAGTTAAGAGTTTTGTGATAGACAATAAGGACACAGCTGACGCTACAATAGCATCAAGTTTGAATGTTACTTCTGTAGTTTTCAGTATCAGCGTAGTGCCAATATCTAACACACAAAGTAGAGTAATAATTATTTACAATTAAACTCAATTAAATCAAATGGAGGTAAAACAATGACAGAAGTAACCGTAACAGGTAAGAAGGAGATTACTGGGCTTATGTGTATGGAGATTGTTAAAGGAACATTCTCAGATGGTTATACATACACGAGTAAGTTTGGAACAATAGACTGCGTTCAAGTCCAGAGCCGAAGCAGAGCAGGAGCATACGCAACTGTATCTGGTGGAGTTGTCACACTTGTATGTTCAAGTGCATCAGGCGACACCTTTGACCTAGTAATTTTTGGACATTAAACAGATGTTTAAGTTCAAACCAAAATCTTTTTTTAATTTAATTTTTATAAATGGAAAAATAAAAAATGGGAGCACTAAATCACGAAAGCGAAAACCCAAGCAATAGGATAGAGGTTAAGCAAATAATAGAGGTTAATCCTAATCAACCACAGGCAACAAACGATGCTGGTGGCTCTGTATTAGTCAATCAAGGACAATCTAACGCAGATTTTAATGTAAATGATACAAGGACTAAGCAAAATCCCACAAGACAGGAAAGAATAATAAATGACGATGGATTTTATAATCATAGTTTTGCAGGTTAGCAAGATTTAAATATCAAAGCGTATTAGCTTATTTGTCCGAGTGGACGCAGAAAATCCTGAGTAGGTAAAAAATGACATATAATCCAAAGTATACTTCAGTAACAGCAATTCAAACTAAGACAGGTCTGACTTCTAACGAAATTGATTTAACAGCAAATGATTATCAGCTTATTCAGGAAGCTGAAGCAGAATTAGAATTGATTACAGGAAGAAAATTTTTAGTTAATCAGGATGTATTCACAGTATCAGGAACTTTAGACCCTGATATGACTGGAAATTATATAGGTGTTTCAAATGGATATATTTCTTACTATCAAAAAATAACTGACTCTACTTGTAAAATTACTCAAATAGCACCTACAAGTTGGTTGATTACTCAGGACGGAACTGCTAAAAACTTTTATAAAAATACAGGTGCTACTCCAGTTGGAACTTATACACCAGCAGGTGGAGCAACAGGCACAGCGACGGTAACTTTATCTACTACGCAAACAAGTTTGAGTGTTACAGAATATTTATCTGGAGGAAAGAAAGATATTTTTGATAATAAAACAACAGCTATTGAGTTATCAAATTACCCAGTTTTGACAATTACAGAATTAAAAACTTTGAATATAGACGGAACTACAAATAAAACTTATGCTACATTAAGTTCAGGTTATGAAACAACAGACTACTGGTGTGAGACGATGGAAGACCCATTGACTAATCAACAGATAATGTATGGGAGAATAAAGTTAAAGACTGATGTTTTTCCAGTAGGAACCAGAAACATAAAAGTTTCTTATACTTATGGATATGCTACTGCTCCAGTTCAAGTTCAACAATTAGCTTGTGCAATAGCAGGAATTAGGGCTTGGGTAAAATTCGCAGGAGGTTCTTACAACTTCATAAATTCTTATTCTATACCGCAACAGACAATCAATAAAGGAGATTTGTATGCGAGGGTTAAACAGAACATTGAAACATTACAAGCGGAGGCTAACCAGCTTCTTGATAGGATAGGAAGAAAAACAAGAACTACATTCTTTGCGTCTGGTCAAGACAGATAATGAACGGCGTTAGTGCAAACGATTTTTTAGTAATTTATTCAGATTTTAAAAGGTCAGCAACATATCAACAGGTTACTAAAACAACAGATTTTAATGGGAATGAAACATCAGTTTATGATAATGCGACAGCAGATATAGTCTTTTTTCTTGAAGAGAATAGATATTTATTTGATGTTCAGGGTTTGACAGAAGTAGGAGACGCTTATTTAATGTGTCCAGCTGCTGGATTAGCTTTGACATATAACGGATTAAAAGTTACAGGTGGAAACAACGGAGATATGACTGGCTTTTATGCTAATGATGGAATTTCAGACGGATATATGTCTTATAAAAGAACAGACGGATTAGCTTTTATTTACAGTATGAATTGTTTATTACCCTTACCTTCTGGAAGAAAATATTGTATTGGGGCAACAAAAGGCGGAGCACCACTATATACAACAATCACAAATGATTTAACTGAAACATTCACAGAATTTGGTGGAGCACACACAGCGACTGCAATTACAACAGCAACGATAATTCCTCAAAGATATGATAAAGTTTCTATTGATGGAGAAAATTATGTAATTGAAACCGTGTTAAGGAGGCACGTAACAACTGTGGATATGTGTTATTTCGCAGTTTTATTTAAAGTATGAACGACAAACAAACTGATTTAATTTTAAGAAAGATAGGTAGTTTAGTCTCCGAGAAAGCGATAGATATGTGTCCAGTTGATATGGGAGAATTAAGAAGAAGTATTGGATTTAGAATTGAAGGGAATAAGGTGGTTATTTTTGCGAGTGCAGAATATGCGAAAGATATGGAGTATGGAAAACCAGCAGAGCCACTTTCTACTGGAGAGAAAGAAGAATTAAAAGGTTGGGCAAAAAGACACGGAGCAAGTCCTAAAGGAATGGTTAATTATATTCAGAAACACGGAATTAAAGCAGGAACACCTGAACAACCTCTGCATATTACAAGTTTTGGAAGAGACTCATATAGACCCTTTTTGAGACCAGCACTTTTACAATCCTTAGATGAAATTAAATCAATAGTTAAAGGTGGAATGAAATGAGCACCGTAGATATTCAAAATATTAGAGAAGAAATTTGTAATTTACTAAGAAGTTCAAATATTTTGACTACTACCATTAGGGGAGCAACTACGACAACAGACACTTATACAACTGCTGGTTCAACAATACAATTAAGTAAAACGAATATTAAAAATATTAGAAGTATCTCTGTTGATGCTGTTAGTTTAACTTTGAATAAAGATTATACGATAAATTGGGCAACAGGAGTTATAACTTTAGTGACGCCACTCGTAACAACTTCTACAATAGTTTTTGATACGGCTACTTCGGAAAAAATTTATCCTGATATGCCTCGAGATGAAATGACTTTAAATTCTTATCCGAGAGTTGGAATAGAATTACTAAACGTAAGCTCAAGACCATTTGGTTTGGGTGGAATGAGTCATTTATCAGATATTGCTTTAGAGATAATTTGTTGGGTTCCTGCAAATAAAGACAATGATGTAAATAGTGGTTATGGTGGAACAGAAAATTTGACAGATTTGATTTCTTCAATAAGGGATAAAATAAGACAGAACGCAAAATTATTTGGAAGTTTCTCTTATATAACGCCTATGAGTTCAAGTCCAATCATAAAGTCTATAAATAACAAAATCATTCAACAGAGTATGACATTCGCAATTAAATTCAAGACGGAGATTTCATAATCAATTAAATTCACAGGGAGGTAAAAAATATGGCACAAAACTACACAAGCGGTTATGCAAGTTATATGAACTATGGTTACGAAGCTACTTACGGAAGCGTAGCAAGTGGAACAAGAGTATTTGGTCTAGGACAAAAAGTAACTCATACGAGAAGAAACAATATGGAAAGGCTATATGGAATTGGTGCGAGAAACGCAACAACAACAGTAGCAAAGAAATATGAAGGTTCTGCCTCAGTTGAGTTTGTTTTATCTAATCCAAGTATCTTCAGAGCAATAATGGGTGCAGTAGCAGACGGCGGAAGCGGTCCAAATAGTTATACGCACACATACACAGAGACAAACATCTTGCCTAGTTTCAGTATATTGACTGGAACAGAGATGGGAACTAATGACGCAGTAATGGCATTGTTAGGTTGTAAGGTAGGTTCTGCAACAATTACAGCATCAGCAGATGAAGTTGTAAAGGTTAGATTAGAATGTCCTTATAAGACTGAAACATTAGCTACAAGCGGAATTGGAAGTCAAGTTGCTGAAACATTCACACCATACACATTTGCACAGGGCTTAGTTGAATGGTCAGGCGGAGGTGGTTCAATCGGAGTAGTTACATCATTTGAATTGACAATAAATCATTCACTTGAAGGACTATGGGGAATTGGAAGCAGATTGAAGAACACTGATGTTGAGAAAATCCGAGAATATAATATCAAGATGACCGTAGCATTTAATGATGTTACAGCATTATTGACAAAGTTCTTAGGAGCATCAGGAGCACCAGTCGCAGGAACACCAGCTGCTCAAGCGAATATTGTATTAACATTTGATAGTGGTTCAGGAACAGGTTTAGGAAGTATAGTAATTACTTTGGCAGATGTTTCATTTGACGAAGATACACTACCTAAGGATGTTAATGAAATACTGAAAGAAGATGTTAGTGGGTGGGCTTTAAGTGGAACGAGTATCGTAGCAACAAATAGTGTGCAGACCGATGAAGGTAATCCTTAAAATGAAGACAAAAACTATTGAGATTGATTGGAATGGAGAAAAAAGGAATATTGTGATGAAAAGACTTAGTTTTGGCGAACTTAATCAATTGACTGAAGAAAGCACTGACATAAAAGTCGTGAATGGTCAGCCTATTGTTAATGTTAGTCAGAAAAAGCTTAAAGAATTAAGCATATTGAAGTCTATCATTGAAGCACCTTTTACAATTTCAATTAACGAGATACAAAATTTGGACTCTGATTTAGGGAATACGCTGTTTGAAACATTTTCACAGCTAAACCAGTCTGAGGAAAAAAAAAATCCGTAAGATACGAGACGTAATCAACGGATGTATCGTAGATGACATAGAGATAGATAAGCTATTTACTTATGTAATCTGTGCGAAAGAATTTGGTTGGACACCCAATGAGGTGGACAAGATAGATGTATCTTTAGTTAGGGAAATGACTTACGCAATTAACGAAATTCGTAAGAAACAAGGCGAGGATATAGATTAACAATGGCAGAAGATTTGAAAGTAATCGTAGAAGTAGATGCGAAAGTAAAACCAAAGTTAGTAGGAACTTCTGGTTTTCTTGAAGACATCAAGAAAGGATTAGAAAATACTCTAAACAAAATTGGTTTTTCTAGTTTTACGCAACACATACAGCAGAATTTAGACACTTTGAGAATTGATAAGATTGCTAAAGGGTTAAAAATTCCAGTTGAGGCGGTTACTAAGAATTTACAGGCACAAGGGATTAGTGCAAAAGAAGGAGCAAAGGCTGTTGGAGGATTAGGAGCAGGAGAGATTGCTAAGGGCGTAGGAGGAGCTTTGGCTGCAACAGGAATTGTTGCAGGAGTAGCTGCTATTGCTTTGGCGATTGCAGATTTTCCACTCGTTGTTGGAATTATGAAACTTTTTAAACTTATTTTAACTATTTTATTATTGCCTTTAATTCCAATTTTGAAGCCAGTTTTAATTGCTCTTGGTTGGTTAGCAAAGCAATTAGCGAAAATTGCTATGCCTAAGACAACAGGAGAGAAAGTTGGAGCAGGTGTTGGAGCAGTTGCAGGAGGAATTATTGGAGCTATTTTTGGAGGTCCGATTGGAGCATTACTTGGAACTATTGCAGGTGCTTGGATTGGAATGCTTGTAGGAAAAATCTTACCACAAATTGGAGAAGCTTTCCAAAAGTTAGGAGAATGGATTTACAACGCAGGAGCGTGGATATGGGGAATGATAAAGAAGGGCTGGGAATTTGTAGCAGGTGCTGGTCAATGGTTATGGGATTTAATTTCAGGAGCATTTGAATTTTTAGGTGGAGTAGGTAAATGGTTATGGGATAAAATAGTAGATGGATTTATGGTTTTGTGGAATATTGGTCAATGGTTATGGGATGCAATAGTTGCAGGATTTAAAGTATTGTGGGGAATAGGTCAGTGGGTATGGAATATGATTGTTCAGGGTTTCCAAGTTTTAGGAACTATCGGACAATGGATATGGAATTTCTTAGTTGGTGCTTTTAACTTCTTGAAGAATGTTGGAAGTTGGATATGGGATTTAATCAAAGGATTTTTCAAAGGCACGATTAACGTAGTTTCGGATGTTTGGAATTTTATTAAAGGATTTTTTAGAGGAGTAATAGACGTAGGAAGCACTATTTGGGACTGGATTAAAACTTTATTCAGAGGAACAATAAACGTAGCTTCTACGGTCTGGAATTGGTTTAAAGGGTTATTTACAGGGAGTAGTTCAAAGGTTCAAGGGAGAGCAAGTGGCGGAGTCATACCAAACAATGATATTTATATGTTGCATAGAGGAGAGAGAGTCTTATCTGCAACTGAGAGAGGACAAAAAGCACAAGGCAACACTACAATTAACATAAATGTTGATAGTCCTACAGTAAAAGATGAGCAAGATATAAATAAATTAGTCAGAGAAATTGAAAGGAAGATGCAAGTCGAAATGAGAAGACGAGCAAGTTACTAATGACAGAAATACAAATAAAAGCGAAAACTAATGAAGAAAAGATTATTGATTTACTTGGAGAAATAAAGAGAGAGTTAAAGATTATAAGTCAGTTAAATTATAAAATATTAGAGGAGGCTAAAAAATGACGATAACAACAAACGGAAGTGGAATTATTTTTACTCAAGGAATGGGGACAGTCACTTCTGAGGACTTTAATAAAGACTCACAATCTTTTTATATGAATATTCCTATGTCTGATAGTGATGAGAGTTTTGCTTTACCTGCTTTATTGGGAGTTACAAGAACAATAAAAATTGCTGGAATTTTTACTGCAAACGACGGAGATATTGAGACATTTCTTGATGAATTGAATAGTTTGATTGACGGAGGTTCAGCAACTAGAAAATATATGTCAGACACGACAGGTCACACTTATTATGTTTTGGTTGATACAGTAGGTTGGAAGAAATCTGAGGGAGATGTTAATTTAGTAAACTGGGATGTAAGTATGACTGAATGTGCGAGGGTTGACTAATGGCAATTCAGACAATAGTAGATATAGACGGAACAGACGTAACAAGTAAAGTTTATAATTATGAATATGAGAGAGTTTTTGGAGAGACAATATCCCAAGCGACTATTAACTTATTGAAGTCTGTAAATGATGTGATAACATTAAAAGAAGGACAAGAAGTTAGCATACAAAGAGGATATGATACTGAAATTAGTGTAGCGTCTTCTTCAGTAACTGGTGTTTGGGAGTATCCTTTGGCTATTGCAGACCCATTTTCAAAAGCTGCTCAAAATTTTGCTCCATCGACAGATATAACTTTGAAAAGAATAAAAATAAGAGGGATTTATTTTGGAGATGATTGTAATATTATAGCAGAATTAAGGTCTGTTGATGGAAGCCATAAACCAAATGCTGTTTTATCTACTGGGACTATCGCAAGTAGTAGTGCACCATTTCCGTTATATGGAGAAATGGAATTTACGATGACTCCTGTGAGTTTGACAGCAGGGACAGAATATTCTTTAGTTGTTTATATAGATAATCCTACGTCTACAACGAATATAATCTGGACAGGCGGAACTAAAACTTACCCTTATAGCGACTGGCAGTATTATACTCCTACACCAGCTTGGACTACTGGGACTTGGACGGATTTAGTGATGAATTTTAATATAATTGGAACTCCGACGACAATTAACTATACGCAGGTTTTTTCAGGATATATTCAGTCTTATGAGCCAGAGGGTGGGAAAGTTAAGGTAATAGCTCAAGATGAATTATGGATGGCAATACGAGCAGAAGCTAATTTAGTTTATGATAGCGAGATTGATGCTTTTGGTGGAAATATCAGTGCAATCTTTCACGATTTGATTACTGATAAAGCAGGACTAAGTGCAACATTAAATCCTTCTACTACGCCAGACCCAGCTTATTCTATTCAAAATATTGGAACGACAAATATATTGAAAAAATTTATTTGTAATCACGCAGATGTGTTTGAAAGATGTAAAGCATTAGCTGATGCTATTGGTTGGCAGTTTTATTATAGGTCTGATACGGATTTAGTTTATTTTGAGCCAAAGGGTTTTACAGCAAATTCAAATTCCTTAGAAGTAGGAGGAAATATAATTAAAGTTCCAAAATGGACTTATGATGCGACTGAATTAGTAAACGATTTGACAGTAATTGGAGCAAATCAAGAAGTAGGAGCAAGAAAATCAGGAACGATAGCCAATACGACAGATTATCCGACACCAAGTGTGCCTATGACAAAGACAGGGATTTTATTAGATTATGTGCCAAATGCAGTTACAGTTTATAAGAATGGAAGTTCTACACCTTCAATTGGTGGGGTAGAGGATAGTAGTTCGTATTATGACTATTCTGTTGATAAAACGCAGAAGGTATTGAAACCTTTTACTGGAAGCGAATTTTCAGCAGGAGATACTTATGTTATTGAATATACGCTGTTTGCACCAACACCAGTTCATTTAACAAATCCAATAAGTATTGCGACTTATAGTCCTCCACCACAAGCACCATTTATGAAGACTATAACTTATAACGATATTCAGACAGTCAATGATGCAAGAGTAAGAGGACAGAAATATTTAGACCAATATTCTACGCCATTTATTTATACGACGCTGATGGTTAATGTTACACAAGATTTAGGTTTAGATGCAGGACAAATAGTTCAGGTTCTTGATAATGTTTCACAACCAGCAGTGAATAAAAATTTAATCATTACAAGGAAAAGATATAGATACCCAGCAGATTATGATGAATTAGATGTTGGAGATAGAATTTGGAGATTAGCCGAGTGGCAGACAAATGTTGATATAAATATTAAGAGACTTTTAGAGAGAGATACTCAAAATGCAGATTATGTAATTGAATTGATAGATATTGATAATTCTGTAAACACTCCGATAGAATTAAAGCAAAGATATTTGAAAGTTGATAAAAAAACAATTATGGCTGATTCTTTTATAGTTAGTTCAAAGAATTATGGAATATTAGGAACGAGCAAACTAGGTGGCGGATATAATAATCAGACTCAGTTGAGAGTTTTACACCCAAATAATATTTATACGGAAACATTTATTGATGCAGATTTTAAAGATGCAACACAAACGACTGCAACGTGGAGTGGAGGCTCTTTAGTATTCTAATGGGAACATCAGAAGTATGGTTAAGTTATGATACTGGAGAGGATAGCGATAGTCTTGCTAATAATGATAATCTTTTGTATCAAACATTTACAACACCAGACACTTATCCAACTCAACCTGATGGTATTTATCTTAAAGTTTATAGAGTTGGGACTTTGACTACTGCAACCATATCTATAAGAGAATGTAATGATGACGGAACTCCTTATCCAGTATCAGTTTTTGAAGAGACTGGAGTAGATGTAAGCGGAGTAACAACAGACTCTGCAGGAGAATGGGTAAAATTTACAACTGGTAGTTTTCCTATTTTACTTATGAATAAAACTTATGCTCTTTGTTTAGATGTTGACACAACAGGAACAGACGGATTAAAATGGTTAAAGGATACAGATGTTACTTCGCTTAGTGGTTATTCCGATGATAGTGGTATAACTTGGACAGCAGAAGATAGTCAGACTTTTTTATATGAAATTTATTACGACCCAAGCCAACAAACACAAGGTCAAGTAGGTCCAGCTGCTTATAGTAAAAGTATAAATTTGAATAACGGAACGATAACAAAAGCAACACTAACAGCTACAATAGTTTCAGGAACTAATTTTGAATATTTTTTAAGTCCAGACGGAGGAGTCAATTGGGAGCAGGTTACAAATGGAGTAGAGTATACTTTTACAAATTCAGGAAATGATTTAAGATGGAGAATATGGGATAGTGCAGGAACAGGAGGGGAAATCAGTAAAGTTGTTGTGAGTTATTCATAAACTTTAAATATCGGCATTGATTAGATAGATTATGGCTTACGGAAATCTTATCACTCTGGAAGGAAAGAAAATAGCATTAAATAGGGTATTCAAGGAGACTCCAGACTATACCGCACCAGCACATTTTAAAGTAGGAATTGGAGATGCTACGCCTGATAATGGAGACACAGATTTAGAGACACCTGTAATAGTGAGTGAGAATGACTCTGGGACAACGACATCGACTTCTGCTAATCATCTTGTTGAGACAGGACAAAATTTTACTTCTACGGTAGATGTTGGAGATATTGTTATGAATACTACGGACAATACTTGGGCTTATGTGACGCAGGTTAATTCAAATACGGATTTAACTTTATCTTCGGATATTATGGTAAGCGGAGAAAATTATATAGTTGGAACTTCTAAGAAAGTTATTGATACAAGTTATCCAGTTTTTGATGAGAATAATTTACAAGCGACTATTTCTTGCACATTACTTGGATTAGAAGGAAACGGAAATATAATCACTGAATTTGGTTTATTTAATGATGATACAACAAATAAATGTTTCAGCAGGGCAGTCTTTGAAGGAATAACAAAAGATGAAAGCGTCCAGCTAATCTTCGTGGAGAAAGATATGATAATATGACGGCAGAAGGAGTATTCCCAAAAATTAACGGAGATGTTTTGTATGCGAGTGAAGTTAATAAGTTTGTGAGAAACGATGGAACTCTTGCATTGACTGCAAATTGGGATGTTGGTTCTTATGAAGTTAGGGCTCTAAAATTTTATTCAGACCAAGCAACAGGCACAGCTCCATTTACAGTAGCATCTACTACAGTAGTTTCAAATTTAAATGCTGATTTATTGGACGGATATAATACGGCTACTGCATCAACAGCATCTACGGTAGCAGTAAGAGACTCATCAGGAAATCTAACAGCAAAGTCACTTATTTCCGATGTTGCGACAGGAACTGCTCCATTGACAATAACATCAACTACGGCAGTCACTAATTTAAATGCGGATAGGGTTGATAGTTTACATAGTTCAAGTTTTATGAGAAGTGACGCATCGACAACCTGTTCTGGAACTATAACAATTCAGAGTGGACAACCTTTAGGTAAAATTACTTTAAGCACATCTGACCCAAGTGGAGGAGCCTCTGGTGATTTATGGCTTAAATACTAATGACAGCTGGAACTTGGGCGTATAACGGAAGTTATCAGAAGATAAAGGCTATCGGTTATAATAACTCTGGGACTTGGCGAGATGTTAAAAAGATGTTTTATAACGATAATGGAACTTGGAGAACAGTATTTGTTAAAGTAGCAGGTTATGGCGATGGTTCTTCTGGAGAATTAGTTTTTACTACGACAACAAAATCTTATGGAAATTTGACAAACGGAGTTGATTTTACAGTATCAGGAAATACTTTATACTTGAATTTAAATCAGCTTTATCAGTTTACTAATATGACAATCGGTTCAGGTTGCACACTTTCAACAACTATGACGACTGGGGCAGTTATGTATATTTTATGTCAAGGAACAGCAACAATTTCTGGTGCGGTTGTTTTGAATAGTTTATTGACAAGTTATAGTAATTTTACAGGAGATAGTCAAAATATTTCAGCACCACAAACAGCAAATGGTGGAGCAGGTGGAAACGGCGGAAATCACGCAGGAATTGGATATGGCGGAGCACAAAGCAATGGTTACGGTGGAGGCGGTGGTGGTGGTTATGCTGGAACAGACGTAAATAATGGTTATGCAGGAAATGGAGGAGACGGAGGTCCGAGTCCGAGCAGGGGTTCGAGAGGAAGTGTATCAAGAAGTGGAAATGGTCCGACAACTGCCAATAGTGCACAGAATGGGGGAAGTTCGTCTCAGAGTGCTGGAGGCAGTGGCGGAGCTGCTTATAATTTAGATGATATTACTTATTATAGCGTTAGTGCGACTGGAGGATATGGTAGTCAGACATTTGGAGCAGATGGTTCAAATGGTGCTTATACTGAAAGTTGGTCTTCTGCAATGATTATTGTTGTAGTTGCAGGCGGAGGTGGTGGTTGCGGTGGAAATAGAGGAAATTCTGGTATTCATTTTTATTTAAAGGCAAATGATATAAGTTTTACAGGAACAGCAGATACTTCAGGTGGAGCAGGACAAAATGGTGGAGATGGCGGAAATGGAAGAGGTTATGCAAGTTTTTATACTTCTGGTGGTGCTTGGGCTGCTGGAGGAGGCGGAGCTGGTGGTGGAGGTGGAGGAAATGCAGGTAATATTTTCTTTTATTACAGAGATACTTGCACATCTTCAGGAACAAGAACCCAAAATGGCGGAGCACACGGAAATGGTGGAAATGGTGGAAGTAAATTTCAAGACGGAGAGGTTGGACACGATGGAGTGGATGGTAGCAATGGCTCAGGGGGGAGCTATTCTGCAACGCAAGAACCGATAGTATAATGGCAAGATTAACTAACGGCTGTGCATTTGGGCAGGTAACAAGAGAGAAAGTAGAGAGCACACACGCTTGTATATTAGAAATAAAACAACAATTAGACGAAATGGATGACAAGATGACTGAATTATTTAATCATCAGAGTTCAAGATTACCTAATTGGGCAACTGCGATTGGAATGTTTCTGAGTGCGTTATGTTCAGGGTTAATTCTTTGGGCACTGACAAGATAATGGCAACAAGAAAAGCATTAAAGGATTTAAGGACTGAATGTCATTGCGAGAATGAGGCGTATTGTCCACTTGAGGCACTTTTGAGAACTTTAGATGATAGAGTAGTAGAACAGCATAAACTTGTTGAGTTTTGGAAGTATTCTATACTGAAAGAGGACATTTCTTGGGACGAAGCTTATAGGAGATGGGTAAATGAGGGCTATGCAGAGCGATTTGCAAGGGCATACATCAATTTTAAGGACTATCGAGCACTTAGGAACTTACTTTTTGGCAGAAGTCAATAACCACAATCTTTAAATAACATCAAAACTTAACTAATTTATGGCACGATTTACACTAAAAGGGTGGAATTTAGCTGATTGGTTTGCTGGAAACGGCAAGACAATTAAGGAAATATTCAAGGTAGGAGTTCCAATTCTTGTAGGCTGGGTGACTACGCATAGTCCAGTTTATACGACTCTGATTACTTTGGTAGGAAAGCTAGTTTTAGACACTCTTGAATATTTTGTTAAGGAATAATCAAACTAAACTTAATGGAGGTATAAAAATGAACAATGCAATATGGTCAGTAGTAGCTATTCTCGCTTTAATAGTGGGAATTTTCGCTGGAGCTGTAGCTTTTCCAACTGAAAAAGTTGTCTTTCAAGACAAAATAGTTGAAAAACAAGTAGCTGTAGAGAAGAATGTTACGAACACTGTAGTTGTGGATAAATTCGCAGAAACACTTGCGAATGCTACAAATGAATACAAGGTATTATTGAAAGATAACGATAATGACGAACTTGTATGTGATGATGTAGAATACGATTTTGACCAAATTTCTTTCTTGAAACAGTCAAACGTAGCTATGTCTGTTGATACATCTGACAAAGACGATACAGTAACAACTGTAACTTTTGACCAGAAGATTAAATTTTCTGATAAGGATGTTGAGACAAAATGTTATAGAACAGACTCTGTAACAGTAGTTTTCCACAGCGATAGTGATGTTGATACAGAAGTGTCAATTGATTAAATAATACTGACTGGTTGAAAGTCCAGTTTTTTTCCTTTTTTATTAAAATTTAAATATCAAATAAGCATAGGTAATTTATGCAAAGCAGACATCATATTATTCCTAAATCGAGGGGAGGGCGAGATAGAGATAATATCGTGATGATTGATGGCAGACAGCACGAGAAATATCACGCTTTATTTATGAATAGAACGCCTGCAGAGATTATTGGTTACTTAAATCAATATTTCTGGAGAGGAAGATATAGAGGTTTAGAGACTTATGTTCAGGAACAGGAGAGAAGATGAGACCAAACAGAAAAGAAATTGAAAGCAGACTCAGAAAATTGGTAGGAGACAAGCAAGTAGATAGTCTTTTAAGTTTTGCATTTGAGTATGCCTGTCAAGAAGCAGATTTCTATTGTTTGGGTATAAAGTGCTCAAATCTTAATGAGTATACTACGGCTGTTGGACTTATGGCAAGAATAAGGCAGACTGAATATTTGCAGACTGTTTACGAGATAGTTCAAGAGATGATGGACAAAGGAACAAACCCAAGACAATTAAAGTTGAGTCTTGTCAGACCTGACAGAATACCAGCAATAATTCACGAAAAGTATGACGCTTATTTGAAAATGCACAATCAAAAATAGAAAGATTTATAAATATGATATACATATATCTTTTATGAAAGGCACGATAAAAATAAAAGAGATTGTATTGGTTGATGCACCAATAAAGATTTGTGATACTTGCAAAAAGCAATCAGGTTCATTACGGAAAGGCGCGATAACTCCAATGGATTGGTTTAGGGCTGAAAAACTTTATTTATTACATAGAACTATTCCTGATACAGAAAACAATGGAGATATTTTAGAAAAAAATATTTTTAAAGCAGAAGATGGCACTCTTGATTTTTGCTCAGAGAAATGTATAAAAGAATTTCTTTTGGATAAGGTTAAACAGATTAAGAAGGGTAAAAAGCAAAATTGAGTTCTCATAGCAAACTTTATAAATCAGATATAGATAGTATATTTATGGAGAAACAAGAAAGAAGAATATTGCAGAAGATAAGTAAGGGAATGGCTTCAATGAACGTAGAAGAAATCCTGAGAGGAGAATGTAAGGGTTATGGGACAGGCGGACACGTCTGCGTGCCAAAGAAGCATTTAGGGAAGGAAGTAATTATTTTGGTTAAAGGTAAAGCTTAGATAGACCCATTGATTTCGTATGGAACTATACTAAACTATATATGTTTAATAGTTTAATAAGTTTAATAACAAGTCCAATGACTTTAATAACTTAAGATTTCTTTGAACCTTTCGGAAAGATTTAAATACTTATTTATAAGTTAAATAACTATGAGAGTGACTGAAAAAGAGGATAGAGAGTGGAAGGCAAGAGTCAATGTAAGAGATAATTTCACTTGTCAGGACTGCGGAAAGAAAGGGAATGAAGCACACCACATTAAACCTTGGAAAGAAAATCCTGAATTAAGACTTGAGGTTTCAAATGGAAAGACTTTATGTTTAGATTGCCATAAGAATTATAGTAGAGGTGGAAAACCAAAAATAAAAGAAGGAAAGATAGCTTCTTTTTATTTATCGTTTGAGGCGTTAGAAATTCTGAAAGAAAAATCACATAAGCATAAAAAATCTATGAGCGAATTTATTGAAAATTTAATAAGAGGTAAAAAATGAGTAGGGAAAGAATTAAAGACGGAAAGTTGAGCACTTTTAATTTGAGCCAAGAGGAAAAAGATTTGATTAGATTTTTGACGAACCAACACTCATTCAGTTCGCAGAGCGAATTTATTGGTTGGTTAGTGAGAAATTATCACGCAACGAAAGACCCATTGAAAGAAATGGAGATTATCAAGCAGGAGAAATCAAAATTGACCAATCAGATTAAAGAACTTGAAGAGAAGGAACAACAGACCCTGCATAGGATGAAAGCTTATCAGGAAGACCAAAAGGAAAAAGAAACTTTAGTTTTGAAAGCAGTAAGAATTTTGAAAAGAAAAATAGTCGAAGGAGAAGACAGATTTAGTGTTGAAGAAACAGCAAGATTTTGGGCTTTCAGACTGAATAAAGACATAAAGGAATTATTGTTTAAAGCGTATAGTGAATTTACCGACGATAAACAAAGAGCAACCACTTTAAAGGCACAAATTGAAAAAACAGAATAACGAAAGGTTTAAATACCACCATTATTTAAGATATTTATCCTATACATATAGGAATTGGGAAAACACAAGAAACCCTACAAACAAAAGATGACAAACAAAAAAATATCATCAAGCGAATTAGAGAATTTTATAGGAACAGAGAGATATTTCAAAGAAGGGCTCTCAAGTTTGAAATTAACAGAAGGAATGCAGTATTTGAGAGAAAACGCTAATTGTTACTGGCTTACTACTATAGTTGCAAGTGTTCAGCATACGAAAAAAGTAATGTTCCATCAGGATTTTATAATTTGGAGACTTGTCCGATTGAGCGAGACAACTGCATCAGTTCAAGGATTTTATGATTGCGAAGAAAATGGGCTTTATTCAGAAAGCAAATTGGTTTATTCGCAGGATATAGGTTATACTGATTTTCCGTTTGAAGATTTAGGAATTAAATTTGGAGACGCTTTTGAGTTTTATCAATGTGGCGAAGTGCTACTGCTCAAATCAGAATACTGATGTATAAGAAAGAGACAGAGATGATTGCAAGAGTCATAAGTAAATGCACTTTGAAGCGAGAAGACTTCGAGCATTTAGGGAAGAACGAACTTATTGTTGAATTGTCTAAGATTTTTAAGGAGAGAGCAAAAAGCTTTGATGAAACGAATTTTAGACAGGAGTGTTATAAATAATGGGAATTACAATACATTATAGATTAGTTAGGAAAAGTATGCCTGAATTATTGATGAAAAAAGCAGAAGAAATTGCTAAAAAATTGGGGTTTGTTATTCAAGAGAGAAGCTGGAATAAGTTGTTAGTGAACCCTCACGAAGACTCAGAATGGGTAGAATTGCATTGGCATAAATGGAAAACGGTAAAACAAAGAAACGGATTTGATTATACGAATGAAACAATGAAAGAGATGAAACTTGATGATGAGGATTGGGTATGTTCAGGATTTGTGAAAACACAGTATGCTGGAATTGAGACTCACATTAAAGTTTGCGAGTTTTTAAGATATGTTGCAAGTTTTTGTCAGGAAGTTGATATTTGTGACGAAGCAGATTTTTATGAAAATAGAGATTTAAATGGTGCAAAGGAAAGTTTTGATAGTTCAAGTAAAATGATTAGTAGTTTATCCGCTGCTTTGAAGGATGCCTTTGGAGCAGAAAACGTGATAACAGGAGACCAATTATGAGCGATAAATTTATGCAGGAATTGAATAATATTTTTGCAGAGGAATTAGGCTATAGCAGAAAAGTGAAAGGAACAAGCACTTATTATGTTGCAGGTTCTATTGAAAATAAATCTTTTTGCTACACTTTGGCTAAAACAGGCTATAAGGGAAGATGGGGATTTTGGAGTTGGATAGAGACAAGTTATAAGAACGGAAGGACTAAAAGAACCTTTTTTGCAAAATCAGGAAATAGAAAGAATGCGGAAGCAAGAGCCAAGCGACTTTTCGAAAAATATTCAAATAAGAAAATAGAGTTATGCGAAGGCGTAACTCTGGAGAGCCAATATGATAACTAAAGAAGAATTTGAGGCATATTTAAGAGTGCAGAAATCTGGAGTTACGAATATGTTTTTGATAACAGCTGTGGCAGAGTTGTCAGGATTAACAAGAGAGAAATGTCTTTATATTATGCAAAACTATGATAAATGTATGGAGCAATTCAAATGAAAAGTTTCGTGACTATGGAGCAAAAGATGTGTCCGATTTGTGGAAAAGAACACGACACAAATACCATACTTTTAGACAGAAGAATGAAAAAACAATTTGAAACGAAGACTACAACAGGTTATGGACTTTGCGAAGATTGCCAAAAGAAAAAAGATGAGGGTTATTTGGCTTTGATTGTTTGCGACCCAGCGAAAACTCAGCCAGTAGATGGGCACGTGAAAATGGAGAACGCTTATAGGACAGGCGAAATAGTGCATATCAAGAGAGAAGTTTTTGGAAAGATTTTTAATACGAATATTGGGAATAATGACTTTGTTTTTATTGAACCTGAAGTTGTAAGTAAATTGAAGGAAATGATGAAATGAACGAAAAGCAGATTGAAGAGTTTAATCTTGAAATGAGCAGAGAGATAGATGCAGAGAGACGTGAAGAACACGTAAGAGAGAGTCAAGAAACGATTTTTGACTCTTGGAAGTCAGATAATATTAGGGAATTAAGAATGGAGTTTTGTGAGGCTCACGAAGAAGAATTTAATGATTTTTTAAATGAAGCGTTTAAGGAGTGGAAAGCACTATGAACCCAAGACAAGGTAAAAAGCTGATAGGACTCTGGTTGACTCAGGAAGAAGCCAAGAGAGTTAAAGAATTGAAAGATATGAAGGTTTGGAAGCTTGAAGATTTAAGGTCAATGGGAGAAATACTTTTACTCGTAATGGCGAGAGGAGATATGACAGAATGAAAATTATTAAAGTAGCTTATAACGGCGGAAAAAATACTTCTTATTTTGTGAAGAATAGGAGAGGTTATTTGCCAGTATTTTTTGATGAAGGAGTATTTCATCATTTGAATGAGATTAAGAGCGAAGTGGAAGTTGATTTTGATTTGTCAGGAAATTTAATGGTCGTAAGACAAAATAAAGTGGAAACCAATCCACAGGAGGAAAAATGAGAGAAAAATTTACAGTGAAAGCTATTTCATTGAAGACCAAAGCGGTTTTACTGGTTAAGACGGATGGTCAAGAAGGCTGGGTTAATGCAAGTGAAGCGGTTAAACCTTATTTGAGTAAGTTAGTTAAGGGAGAAGCAGAAGTTGAATTGACAGCAGACGGAAAAGAAATCAAGTTTATTAAACAACTTAGTTCGACTCCAACACCAGCAAACGAATATAGAAGACCGAGAATTGACTGGGACGAGAAGTCTAATGCAAAGACGGCAAGTGTTTTGATAAGTTATGCGAAAGACATTTTGCAGACTCAGATAATTGCTGTGACGCCTTTATGCAAGACTTCAGAAGAAGCAACAGCTTTAGTTAAAGTTTTGTCAGGCAAGGAAAGAATACACGAGAAGGCAAAAGAGTTCCTTGAAGTGTATAATGAACTTGTGAAGGAGTTAGAGAACCCTAAAGATGAAATAAACGAAGACGGAACGTATAATTGAAAGGAGGCAAAATGGCAAAAAAACAAAAGTCAAATTCGTGTGGAATAACAGGTTTAGCTTTGGGCTGGGCATTTCCAATAGTAGGATTAGTATTGGGAATAGTAGCTTTAGGCAGAGGCGAACCAAACAAGACACTTGGAACATTGTCTATAATAGAGTCAGTTCTATTTTGGATATTGTGGATGGCAGTAATGTTTAGTTAATTCCAAATTAAATTTTATTTTTTTATTTTTTATTGTTTGAAGAAACAAAAAATCTTCTGACAGCGGAAAGACGCAGGAGCAAAAATGAAAGGAATAAAAGAAGCAAAAGAAATAATCAAAAAGGGAAAGATTAAGAGAATTAGCGAAAGAATGTGGGAGATTTTACCTTTTGATAACCACGAAGGACATATAGTGCAAGAAGTAGTAAAGCAAGGCAGAAGTTTGGTTTTATGTGATTGCATAAACCACACAGAATACGCAAGTTTCAGAGCAGAGCCGAGCATCTGCACACACAAAAAAGCAGTTATCATAATGGAGGCATTTAAATAATGAGAGCATATTTGACAGAAAAACAAAAAAGGTTATTGAAGGAATTTGTAGATTTTCAATGCGAAGAATGCAGGATACATTTTGATGCGAAAGAACTTTTGGTGCATCATTTAGCAAGACAGAGAGGTGACGGAAGACTTTTAGCACCTGAGATATTGCATTCACTTAGAAATTTAAAGGTAATTTGTAAAGGATGTTCTAAGAAATATCATTACAAGGAGTTTAGATGATACTTATAGAGGGTAAGCTAACTCGCAAGGATTTAGCAGGTTTTGATGTGGTTTGTCATCACCCAAACCATACCTCTTTTAACCATTTGAGGCAGGGGTTTTCTAAGACTCCGTCCCTCTATAAGCGAGGAGAAAAATGAACACAGAACAAGAAATCAAGAGCGTAAGAAAAATAGTTGAACACTTACTGGAGACCGATGAAAGATGTAGAAATGACGATAAATGGCTTACTTATTTGGTTATGAGAAGATTTACAAATATTTATATTCCATTTGAAGATTTTAAGAAAATTCCAGCTTTCGAAACTGTCAAGAGATGTAGGGCTCAAATTCAGAATAAAGAGAAAAGATTTAAACCCACTAATCCTGAGATATTGATGAAGAGACAAAGCCGAGAAAGGACATTCAATCAAATAAATAGATTAACGAACAATGAAATTTAAAATATTAGCAGAGTTTGAATATTATGCACCGAATGATTACTCTCTAGCAGAGAGAGCCATAAAAGAAAAAGCGAAGCAGATTATTGAGGGCGGAGCAGTCAAGGTTGAAATTAAATGCGTTAAGGATGAAAAATGACTAACCCACTTATTGTGATTTTGCAGGTTGGTTAAGAAAAGACTTAAAAGAACTTAAACAACAACTCGGAGGAAAAGATGAAAAAATGTCCGCATTGTAACAGCACTCAGTATATTCAAACAAGAGAAGGAAAAGTTTGCAAGAGATGTGGATATGTTAATTCGCAGAAAGATGGCTCAATAAAAAGATATGGTGTAGAAAATGTGGGGGAAATGCAGAGAGTGCAAGAAGTTTAGTAAGTTAACTAAACACAGCCTAATAGGAAGTCACATTCCGCCCTATTGGAGAGTATGTCGCTCCTGTCACGACAAAATTCACGGAATGAGAAAACCAAGAAAAAAAAGACCAAGCAAAACATACAATGGATACCACTAAACGAAAAAAACTAGGAAAGAAAACAAGAAGACTCGGAAAAGAGTTTGAGAAAGAAGTAGAGAAAGATTTAGAAAGAAAAGGCTGGATTGTTGTGAAATTTAATAAGCAAGTAAATCTGGAGAAGAATATCTTAGAAACAGCAAGAGGGCAATTTAATCCTTTTTTTAAGAGAATAGTTGGAGAAGGGAGCGGATTTCCAGATTTTTTATGTTTGGGCAGATTACCTTTTTTTAGTAAGGAAGAATATGGTGGTGGAATAAATACTCCAGCATTTCATATTCAATTAGTTGAGAGTAAGATAATAGGAAAATTGGACAAACCAGAAAAAGATAAAATAGCGTGGATAAAGAAGAATTTAAAAATTCCAGTAATTTTAGCCAAGAAAGGACAACTTAAAGGAAGTATAATCTATGAGAATTTGTGATTATTGTAAACAACCAGCATTCAAGACCTATAAGTTTTTTGAGCCATTTAGTCTTGAGACAAAACACATTCAGATAAACGCAAAAATAGAAAAAAGGATATGTTGGAAGTGCAGAGAGAGAAACGCAAATATTTAAAAAGAGGATATGTATTAGATAAGTATGGAAATTAGAAAAGTAGCTTTAGATAAACTGAAACCAACAGAGTATAATCCAAGAGTTATTTCTGAGGAAGAATTAAGAAAGTTAGAAGACAGCATTCTGGAGTATGGTTATATTGAGCCTATTGTTTGGAACGAGAGAACAGGAAATATTGTTGGAGGACATCAGAGATATAAGATTTTAAGAAAGATGTATCTTGGAGACAAAGAAGTTGATGTTGTAGTAGTTAATTTGAGCGACAGCGAGGAGAAAGCATTGAATATTGCTTTTAATAAGATAACTGGAAGCTGGGATGAATATGCGTTAACAAATCTTTTGAAGGAAATAGGAAACGAGAGTCCTGAATTATTGGAGGACACAGGATTTACAGAAGGAGAATTGAAGAATTTATTACAGGACTCATTTGAGATTAAAGAGACAGAGATACAGAATACTGTGGCTTTTTATTTTGATGATTATGAAGAATTTATGAGAGCCAAGAATTTTTTTAAAGGAAGCGGAAACAAGTTGAAGGAGTTAATATGCAAATAGAAAAAAAGAAGATAAGAGAACTGAAACTGGCAGTTTACAATCCTAGAATGATTTATCAGGAAGATAAAGAGAAATTGAGAAACAGCTTGAAAAAGTTTGGATATGTTGAACCTATAATTTGGAACAAACGAACAGGGAACATAGTGGGCGGAAACCAAAGATTTACAATTTTAATGGAAACTATGAACCCTGATGACGAAATAGAAGTTGTTGTTGTGGATATGGAATTGATTAAAGAGAAGGCTCTGAATATCGCATTGAATAAAATTTCAGGAGACTGGGATGAAAAGAAATTAGGAGAATTATTGGGAGAGATTGATGATGAATTGATTGAATTTACAGGGTTTGACCAAAATCAGGTGGATAATTTATTGAGCGAAACAGAAAGTGCAATAGATGATTTGGAGTATGAGGGAGAAAGTGGAGAACAAACAGGAATTAGATATTGTTTGGTGTTGAAGTTTGCGACAGAAGAAGACAAGAATATGGTTAAGGATTATTTTAAAAGAGAGGGGACAGTAGAGCTTGACACGGAGAAGCTACTGGAACTGATATGAAGTTTTATGGAAATAGTCCTAGAATAAGCACAGAGTATAGGGATTGTAGTATGCCTTTGGCTTTCGACCAACACAAAGGTTGCGGATTTGCTTGTTTGTATTGTTTTGCGTATTTTCAGAGATATAGTGACGCAATGAGTAAAGATGATTATGCTAAAGGGATTATAAAATCAGTAGACGTGGATAAGGTTTTGAAGTTACTTGATGGAAAAGGGACAGGCACAGATAAGATTTTTTATGAGAGATTTATTAAGCCAAAGAAAGCAATTCAATGGGGAGCATTAGGAGACCCTTTTTGCAATTTTGAAAGAAATAGGGGAACAGCTTTGCCTATATTGAAGAAAATGAATGAGTTGCAGTTGCCTGTAAGTTTTTCTACTAAAGGGACTTGGTTTGTGAATGATGAAAGATATATGAGTATTTTTAGAGAGCACCCTGAAAATTGGCATTTTAAATTTTCCATAATTACGAGTAATGCAGAGAAGGCAAAAATAGTTGAAAGGGCAGTAGATAGTCCACAGGAAAGATTTAAGGCAATGAAGAAATTGAGCGATATGGGAATTGCAACAACTTTGAGATTGAGACCTTTTTTTATTGGGCTTTCAGATTTGGATTTAGAGGAGACAATCAGAAACGCAAAAGAAGCAGGAGCAATAAGTGTTAGCACGGAATTTTTTTGTTTAGATATTAGAGCCAGTTTTACGCTGAAAGAGAGGTATAAGGAATTGAGTCGAGTATTGGGATATGACATTTGGAAGTTTTATAAGAAGCACAGTAGAGCAAAAGGTTACTTGAGACTGAACAGGACTCTGAAACGACCTTATATGGAGAAATTGCAGGAATTATGTAAGAAGTATGAATTGAAGCTTTATGTTTCTGACCCAGACTTTAAAGAAGTGAGTTGTCACGGAAGTTGTTGCGGAATACCGCAGAGACCGCCATTTAATAATTATTGTAAGAGCCAATTATGCGAATTGTTGTGTTTTATGAGGGACAACAAAAAAGAAACAATCAGTTGGAGTGAATATTATGAATTATTTAAGGAAGATTTTAAATGGCAGGAAGAAGTGCCGAGTGCTTGTCCACATAATTTCGGAGATACACAGAACGCAAGAAAACACAAAAATGAAAGTTGTTTAGAGTATGCAAGAAACGCTTGGAATAATCCCAAGAGTGAGAAGAGTCCTTTTAAATATTTTAATGGATTACTGGAACCACAGGGACTAGACAAAAATAAAGACATAATTTACAGATTAAAGAAACAATGAAAATAGCAATACCCACTTATAATAGACCTGAATTGAAGAGTTATGATTTAGCTTGTAGCATAGTGGGAGAAGAAAACGTGTATGTTTTTTTTCATAACCAAGCAGACAGAGAGCAGTATAGAGCAGATATAAAGAATGTAGTGATTACAGGATTGCCTAAAGGAATAGGCGGAGCAAGAAACGCAATCTTGAACTATTTTAAGCAGGGAGAGGAAATTATAATGATGGACGATGACATTTCAGAGATTACGAGATTGAGTCTTTTTGATAAGAAAAGAGTTATTGTTTTAAAGCCAAAGGAGGCACTTTTTGAGTTCAAGTTATGTTTTGACACGATTAAGGCACAAAAAGCGTATCTATGGGGAGTTTATCCAGTAAATAACGCATTTTATATGGCACGTAAGGTGAACGGAAAGTGTTTTATTATCGGCTGGATAATGGGAATTATAGTGAACGAATTGAGATTTGACGAACAGATGCCGACAAAAGAAGATTATGATTATGCAATTCAGAATATAAAGAAATATAAGAAGGTTGCAAGATTTGACTATTTGAGTTGTAATGCGAAGTATCAGGCTAAAGGTGGATTGGATTATGTTTATGGGACAGAGAAAGAAAAACAAGCTTTTCAGATGTTAATGGATAAATGGGAAGGGATTGTTGTGAGCAACCCAAACAGACCAAATGAGGTGATTTTGAGAATATGAGTTATATGAACCCTATGGATTTATTGGAGAAGCCAATTCAGGAAAGGGCAGAGGAGATTAAGACAGAGACACAAAATTTAAAGCATAAAGGGAAGAACAGGAAGATTGTTGAACTAGCTGAAGAGATGTTTTTACATTATACGCCTTTTAGTGTGATTGCACGAAAGCTGGGAGTTTCAAGGTGGACTGTGAGTTTATGGTGCACTAAAGGGGGATGGCAGGAGAAAAGAAGGATTTTAGAGGATAAGACTTCTCAGAAATTAGGCAAAAAGGTTGAGGAATGGAAGGATAGGGCAATGAAATTGACAAACACAATTATTGGAACATTTGCACAGGATTTGAAGCAAGGCAAGGCAGAAGTGAGTGAAAACGGAGCATTGAAGGCTATTGAATTACAAGGGAAGATTGTTTTGCCTGAGAGTTTCAATCCTCAAATAAATCAGAACATCTCTTGGGCGGAGTTATTGAATAAACCGATTGAGGGAGAGCCTGATGGAGAGTGAAGAACAAGTTTTAAGGAAGTTGTTTCAAGAGAAGAAAGTTTTTAGATTGGCTTATTATTTTTTTGGGATTAAGTTGAGTAAGAACCAGTGTAGAATTGTGAAAGAGATAGTTTATGGGGAGCACAAGAGAGTGAGTATTGTTTGTCCGACTAGATATGGGAAGTCTTATTCTGTGAGTATTGGAATTTTGCTATGGATATGGAGTCACGAAAACAAAAAGATTGCTATTATTGCTCCGACAAACGAGAAGACAACAATTATTAGGAACCACATTGCTTATTTTGTTACGAAATGTCCATTGATTTATAGTTTGCTTGATGTGGACAAAAAAGGACAGGACAAGATTAAGAAGGAAGTGAGCAGGAGAAGAATGACTTGGAAGAACGGAATTGAAATGAGAACTTTGAGTGCGGAAGGAAACGGCGAACAACTTATGGGATTTGGAGCAGACTTGACGATTGTTGATGAAACTTGCGATATTGCTTATGAAGTTTATAGAGCGAGGATTACAAGAATGTTGGGAGATAATCCAGACTCGGTTTATATTGAGATTGGAAATCCTTGGCATAGAGACAATCATTTTTGGCAACATTGGATAGACCCAAATTATGAGAAGATACATATTGGTTGGCAGGAAGCTCTTGAAGAAGGAAGAATAACTAAGGAGTTTTTGGAGGAACAGAGAGGGCAACTGACGCCTAGGGAGTTTCAAGTTTTATATGATGCTAATTTTCCAGAGACGGCAGAAGACCAGTTGATTGATTGGGATTGGATTGAGAGGGCGACAAAACAGCAATTTGATTTTAAAGGACAAATCTGGGCAGGACTTGATGTTGCGGAACAGGGAAACGACAGCACAGTATTTACAGTGGGTTTTTATGACAAGGAATTTCATAGGTTTAGGATTTTGGCAATTGAACATTGGGAGAAGCAAGATTTAATGCCTACGGTGGGTAAAGTTTTGGCTTTGATTGATAAATGGAATGTGAATAGAATACAAGTAGATGCAAACGGAATTGGAAATGGGGTTTATTCGAGATTGCAGGAATTGAGGTTTGAAGGAAGAATTAAGTGCGATGTGATTGCATTTAAAGGCGGAATGAGTGCTGACAGCGACAGGGACAAAGAAAGATTTTTGAACATTAAGGCACAAGCATATTGGCAGTTAAGAAGTTTATTTGAGGAAGGAAAGATAGGTATATTGAACGATAGGCAATTAGTATTTCAGTTGAACCATCAGAAGTGGGAGTTGACAAGTGCGATGAAGATTAGGATTAGAGATGCTGGAGAAAAAGAAGGAGATACAGCAGAAAAGAAAAGTCCTGATTTTGCAGACTCTTTGAACTTGATGTGTTTTGAAGGAAAGACGCCATTTATGATGGCAAGTTTAATGAAGCCAAAAGAAAAAAAATATATCGGAGCAACTTTGACAAGAATATGAAAAGATTTAAATACTCTATAATTATAATATCTATATAAAAGATGAGATACAAAATAATTTTAAGCAATAGAGAAGAATATATTTTTGAAGTCGATATGACTTTAGACCAGTTTCTAGGAGAAGTGACTCAGAAAGGAGCAGGTTCTTTTTACATTACGGCAGATAAGAAACACGCATTTGCAATAGATAATATTTGTTGTTTGATGGACATAACTGATTTAACTAAATCAAAGGAGGTTAAAAATGATAACGAGAGACATAACAATTCAAGAAGACGGAGAAAACTTTAAGATATTGGCTAATGTTGTTGATATGATGACTGCTGAACAATTGATTGAAAGATATAATCAATCGGCTAAAGCAGTGAGTGATATAAATACTGAAATAGAAAACTTGCCAAAGCAACTCGAAGCAAGAATGAAATATCTTAAAGAGCAATTAGTTTTCGCTGATGAGGAAAGAAGCAAATTTGGAGCATTACTTGGAAAGGCACAAGTTACAGCTAAAATCCACTCAGAACAAGCTAAGAGAGAACCTAAGAAAGATTAACATCTGTGATAGGTATTTTTTTTCTTATTAACATTTTTTTAATTTTTTGATAATGCGAGATGGAGCAGTCTGGTAGCTCGTCAGCCTCATAAAGTGAGTTACATCTCTCACTTGAATAAGCTGAAGGTCGGTTGTTCAAATCAACCTCTCGCAATTTACTACTTTATAGTAAAGTTTATAAATCAATGATGCTTAGTTACTTTGTAATGCTTACACGGCTAAGAGGGGACTAATTCGCCAAGCAAATACCAGTCCTCTCTTAAAGCCACTTAGTTCTGGGGACTTTTGGGAAATGTGAAGATTTAAATATCAAAGGCATATAATTAACCTATGGACAAAGTTCAAAAAGATTTAAGCAGATTAAGAAGTGAAGTCAGGAAAGTTATTTCTAAAGAAAACGTGATTAAAGAAACAAATCCGTTCACAGGATTGGTTAGTGGAAATTATTGGACTCAGGCAGGAATGCCGTGGGCAAGTGGAGATGCAAGAAAAGCAGTTTTAACAGAATGGTTCTGGCAACCGATTAGAGGACAACCAAGAAGGGTAGACACAAACGAATTAAGACAATTCTCTCAAACATTTTGGATTAACGCTTGTATAAACACTATCTTAGATGAAGTTAGTGCGATTGATTGGGATTTAATGGCTAAAGAAGGATATGAGCACGAGCAAGTAGAAGAATTGATTAGAGATGTAAAGAATTTTTTGAAGAACCCAAACAAGAATGGAGAATGTTT